ACTTCTCGCAGTTGGAAAAGGCGGTCGGACTCGGCAACGGTACGATTGGCAAGTGGAAAGATTCTAGTCCGCGCGTTGATGGTGCAAAGCGTGTCGCCGACTTCCTCGGCGTGACCATCGACGAACTTGTGAAGGAGGAGTAAACCACATGGAAGAAAAACGCCTGACACCGATCAAGGCAATCCGCGCAAAGTGTTTGGAATGCTCCTGCAACAATGTAAACGAAGTCAAGTTGTGTGTCATTCCGGATTGTCCGTTGTATCCGTATAGGCTCGGACATAACCCGTATATCAAGATGTCTGAGGAACGCAAAGCAATCCACGCCGCGAATTTGCGAAAAATCAACGACAAGCGTCAGCGAATCGAAGCGGAACACGGCAAAGAGGTATAAACACCTTGTCAAAAGTTATGCGTTTTTTCGCCGCTAAAACTGTGGAGTAAAACGCAAAAACAACGCCGACCGTTCTGTCATGCCGTTTCTCTTTATTCTTAGCGTTAAACGGCATCCTCTCTAAATCCCCTTAATCCGGTCATATATCTCCTTGTTTTTTCTTCATGTTTCCTTTCCTTGTTGTTTTTGGGTATCTCACAGGGAAACGGCATTATAGAGCGGTCGGAGAGGAATTCAAAAGGAAGGATGATGCAACATTTATGTACTGAACAAGAGCGCTGGCGGCAGGGTGTCCGTCATCGGTCATTACGAAACGCTGGACAGGCTTGCCGCAGCTGCCTACAACTTCGGGCGGCATACCGCGAACGACCCGATGGTTGAGTTAAGCGTTCTGGACTCCGAATCAATCATTGAAAGTCAACTGACGGATGTTTCGGCTGAAGCTGTCAGCGTTTACGGTCCCGAACATCAGACAGTGGTGGCAATTGAAGAGCTGTCCGAATTGCAGAAGGAGTTGTGCAAGGCTCTGAGAGGAAAGGCAAACCTTCCTGCAATCGCAGAAGAGACTGCGGATGTTCACTTGATTCTGCGCGAAGTGGAATTGATGTACTGCGTTGATGAGGAAGTCAAGCGGTGGTTATCAATGAAGCTTGAGCGCCTGTTTGCGAACATCAGCAAAACGGTCAAGGGGCGGATGCGGAATGGCTAAGAAAAACGCATTGCTCGACCGGATAGGCCGCATTCAGAAAGAGACATTTTTGACAGCGCAACATTTCACGCGGCAGCTCTGCCTTGACCAAGCTTCTATTGTGCTTAATCGTGAATTCGGTTTTGGTGCAGAGCGCCTTCAGCGGTTCAACGCCGCTATGGTTGAGTTGTATGGCGAATACGCCAGCGTGTGGAACAGCGACACCAAAGATGTCGAGTATAGCAAAGCAAAGATGGATGACGCGCTCCGGCAGATTTACGGTGATGCGTTCATCCCGTGGAAGGAGAGGTATTCGTGAAGGAAAGAACCTGGTACTTGTTCGGCAATCCAAAGACCCGTGACAGACTGAATGGTCTGCTCCGGTTCTGGTGGAAGTGCATCGTTTACGCCTTCGCTCTGATCGGCGTGGCGAACGTGTTGTTCTTCGTCTGGCGCGTTTTCGCCATTTGAGGCGGTCGGCATGGGGAAGTATGATAGACAGCTTGTTATATGCAAGCAGGAAAGAACCGCTTGTTTTGCCTATCTGAGCGGAAAATGCAAGGTGCTTGAAGACACCGAATTCGGCAAGAAGGCTTGCCCGTTTTATAAAACACCAGCAATGGTGAATCTTCAGTTGAAGGAGATTAAACAATGGAAAAAGCGAAACGTAGTTTGATTCGCGTTGAGCGAATTGACGGCGAGACTGCTGCGTGCGGTCTTGAAAGCACCGATGATGTTAATGGTGAATGGGAGCTGCTTGCGATGCTCGGTGACGGTCTGGCTGAATGGTTGACCGCGAACCCCGACAAGCACAGGGCGGCGCGGAGGTTCTTTAAGCGCGTGTTTAAGGACTTCTGCACGGACTGGCTTTCTTACTGGCTTGACGGGTGGCAACTGCGTCTGGTCGGGTGTGGCGTCATCTTCGCGGCTATGTATGCCGGAGCGGCTGTCATGAAGGCGCTTGGTGCTTGAGATGCCTTTCGACATCCCAGACGCCCCGTGGATCGAGGAAACCATGCGGACAGGCTATTGCCGGAGCGGTTACTGGAACACGCCGCCCGGTTTCTACAGCGAAGACGAACTAGATCCGGATGATGATGAAAGTGAGGTTGATGACGATGGCTAAACTGATTGTGCCGCTTCTGGCTCTGGCTTTTTTCGGATGCGCTGCGGCTCTGCTCGTAGTGATCGCGAAGTGGCAGGATGAGAAAGAAAGGCGTTGGGACGAGATCAGCAGGGCGGCAGGGCTTGAGAACGAGATCGAGCGGATGAGAGCGCGGGAGCAATGCACTGCGAAGGCGGTGCTGTGGTATTCCGATGAATTGCTCAAACGGATCACGGAAAATGTGCAGATACAAGACAAGCTATCCGCTCTGCTCTGCCCTCGGAACGATCATGTGTGGCGCGACGGCGTGTGTGTGAAGTGTGGGAGGGTGAAGGATGACTGAATTGAAACCTTGCCCGTTTTGCGGCGGTCAAGCTGAGCTCCGGTTTATACCGATGGATCGATATGACGGCTCAAAGCTGGATACATGGCACGTTATGTGTCCTTTTTGCGAGATCACGACGTTTCACTGCACTTCCGAACGGACTGCAATACGAAAATGGAACAGGAGGGCTGACAATGACTGACATTCTGATTCGGATGGAGATGCCGAAAACGTGCGCAGACTGCCATGACGCAGATTTGCCGACAGCGATTGCATGGCTCGGCGCAAAATGCCCTTGGGCGAATGGGATCATTGACCCCGGCGTTTATGACCTTCGGCACGATCGTCATCCAAACTGCCCTCTCCAAGAACTGCCGGAGCATGGGGATTTGATTGATAGGGATGCGTTCAGAGAAGAGAACGAATACTATCTGAACCGCGAATTCATCAATCCGAAGTATGAGGACACGCTTGACGATCTGCTGAAAGATGCGCCCGTCGTGATCCCGGCAAACAAGGAGGAAAGCGAATGAGCGACTGCAAACGAGACTGCACCGACTGCATCTACACCGAATATCCCGTAACGCATCTGGATGTTGAAGCGTTTTGCGTTGTGCTTAACAGATATGTCGAGATAGCAAACGCCAAATCGGATTGCCCGTTTCGGCAGGTCCCCGAAAACGGGGGGTGAACACGAATGAGTGAAAGAAGTACGGTTCTGAAGTACCAAGAAGCAACAGTCAACATCTTCTTTGAGCCAGACCATGTTGCTTGCCAGTATTGCCCTTTGTTGGAAACATACTCCCGTAACCAGTGCAGGCGGACGGGCGAATACATCATCGACCCACGCTTCACAATTGGCTATGAATGCCCGTTAGCGTTCAAAGAATAATAACATTAGGAAGGAGAACAAATGTCAAAGTTAATTTGCCTTATGGGTGAAAGCGGCTCTGGCAAAACCACCGCCATGAGAACGCTTGACCCGGCGTCAACCTACTACATCGACTGCGACCGGAAAGGCTTGTCTTGGCGCGGTTGGCGCGAACAGTATAACGCTGAACGCAAGAATTTCTTTCAGACCCGTGATTTGTCTCAGATCGGCGGCATTCTGATTGGCATCAGCGAGAAGCGGCAGGACATCAAGACCATCGTTATCGACACGCTCAATACCGCGATGGTTGACCAAGAAGTCAAGCAGATGGGGAGTAAAGACGGATTCAGCAAATGGATTGACCTTGCCCAGAATGTGTGGGGCATTTGCGAAGCAGCCGCCACGCTCCGCACGGATCTGACGGTCATCATCGTCATGCATTCGGAAACCATCCGCGATGACCTTGGATATACTTTCACGCGCATCAAAACTAATGGTCGCAAGCTTGAGAAGATTGTACTTGAATCCCTGTTCAGCACTGTCTTTCTGGCGAAGACCAAAGATGACGGCTCTCATGTGTTTGAGACTGTCGCAAGGAACAGCACCGCAAAAACCCCGATGGGCGCTTTTGATTCGCCCGAAATCCCGAACGATATGCAAGCAGCTCTGGACGCGCTTGCCGAATTTTGAAAGGAGAATAACCATGATCAAACAGTATTCCGGAGCGAAAGCCGAACGCAGAAACAACTTTGAACCCCTTCCGGCTGGCGGATATGTGGCGCGAGTCCTCAACGCCGAAGTCAAGCAGACGCAGGGCGGCAAGGATATGCTCGTCCTGTCTTTCGACATCAGCGAAGGCGAACGCGCCGGATTCTTCAAAGCCGACTACAATGCGAACCAGAACGAAGACAAGCGCTGGCGTGGTACGTTCCGCCTGTTCATTCCTGCGGATGACGGATCTGAGCGCGACAGTTGGAGCAAACGCGCATTCAACGAATTCATTGCTGTTGTTGAGGAAAGCAATCCCGGCTACCATTTCGATTGGAACGAAGTCACGCTGAAGGGGAAAACCATCGGCGTCCTGTTCCGCGAGAAGGAATGGGAATACAACGGGAAGAGCGGATGGACTACGGAATGTTGTTCCGTCATCACGCCGGACGAAGTGCGCGAAGGCAAGTACAAGATTCCCAAGCCGAAGGCGCTCAAGCATGACGAGCCGAAAGCGCCGGTCCCTGCGGCTTTTGATTATACCGCAGACAACGGCGAACTCCCGTTCTGACGCATGACAACGCCAGAGATGCTGGCAGCTCTGGAAAGCATGGTTGTTCTGGTCGATACCCGTGAGCAGGACAACCGCGCTTTTCAGCGGCGTATTCAGCAAATCAAAACGCCTGTTGAGCGGCAAGCGTTAAGCGCAGGGGATTACTCGGCTAAATTCCTTGTTGACGGAGAATGGGTCACAATTCCGGTTGCTATTGAAAGGAAAATGAGCCTTGACGAACTAGCCGGAAACTTCTGTCGCGGCAGAGCGCGGTTCAAGCGTGAATTTGAACGCGCATCCGCGGCAGGGGTGAAGATGTATCTGCTTGTAGAAGGGGCAGAATGGGAAAGCCTTTATAGGCACGACTATGCCAGCAGGATGGATTCAAAATCATTCATTGGCTCGGTGCTTGCTTGGCTTGCCCGTTATGATTGCCAAATCTTGTTCTGCCACCGCTCTGTAACAGGCCTGTTAATTCATGATGTTCTATACCGCGAAGGTAAGGAATTCTTAGAGAGGAAGGTTGACGAATGACACAGTTTGACTTGATTCGTAAATCCATTTCCATCTGTCTTGAAACTGATGGTTGCGTTGGTTGCTTGCATGAAAACGAAAACGGGTGCATCCGGCGCTTATTTGCAGATATTGCAGAGATGTTCGACAGCATCGAGCGCGGCGGAATGGTAGCTTGGCACGATGGTTTGCCGGAAGTCAGTGGAGACTATATTGCAAACGGTGTTGACTTTGACGGGCGTCCGACTCGGTTTCTCAGTCTCCTGCATTATTCAGCGCAACATGGTGCATTCAACGCACATGACGGATGTGACCACAACCCAGAGACAGATATTGAGGTTTGCAGATGGGCAAAGGTCTTGCCGCCAAAGGTAATTAAAGATGCGGAATAAGAAAGTCGAACCTTATTGCGTCGGGTGCATCTATTACCGCCATACTTACGGAGATGGAACGCCGCTGGTCTGCCATTACAACCTTGACAACTGTGAGCCAAGAGGATGTCCGTTTGGTGACGGTTGCGATAGGCGTGTGACACATGACGAACTTGTGGAAGAATTCGGTGATTACATTTGAAAGACAGTTTTATTTTCTACAAATCGTTTTTTGACGCAGCTGCTCAAGCGCCGGATGCAAGTCTTCAAAAAGAAATCCTTTGGTATCTCGTCGAGGTCTGCCTTGGCATTTTGGCGGTTGATGACATCCCGTTTCCTGCATCTGCTATTGCCGTCCAGGCGCTTGCAAGCGTGGAGTCAGCAAAGCGGCGCTATGACAAATCGATTGAGGATGGCAAGAAAGGCGGCAGACCACGGAAGTGGGTTGACAGAGCAGAAGCAGAGCGGCTGTTTGCGGAACTTGGGTCGTGGTCAAAGGTTGCTGAAAGTCTGAACGTATCAGATGATACCATTTACCGCGCTCGGATGAAGTGGAAGAACGCCGCAAAACCGCAAAACCCCAATGTATATGTATCTGTATCTGATTCTGTATCTGTTTCTGATTATGTTTCTGTATCTGAATCTGATTATGTATCTGATTCAGATACAAGAAACAATAATAAAGAAGAACCGGATTCGGGAGCGGCTGGCGCTCACGCGCCGCCCCCGAACCGGACAGAGGAACAAAACTGGCATTCCCCATTAGACGATTAGGAAGGAGAAAAGAGCAATGGCAAATGTATTTGCAGAACAATCTGTCATTGGCTCGATTCTGATTGATTCGTCCTGCGTTCCAGACCTTATCGAAAAGCTAACGCCGTGGGATTTTCAAAACATCGCAAACCAAAACATCTTTCGCACCGTTTGCGAAATGTCGGTTAGGGATGAAGTAATTGACGCTGTTACAATTGAGGACGCGCTTATAAAAGCCGAACGCACTGTGTCGAACTTCCGCGATTATGCGCTTGAGTTGATGCAGATAACCCCGACCGCCGCAAACGTGTTGGAGTATGCAAGGATCGTCAAAGAGTCTGCAAGGCAAAGCAGGATTTCCGACCTTGTAGACCGCGCAGCTGACGAAGCGCGTTTTGGCGGTGACTTGGCTACGGTTTCCCAGAACCTTTCCGCCGCCCTTGATGCCATCCAGACGGACACAAGGAGTCCGGTCACCACAAGCACCAACGCTGTTGAAAACTTCGCTAAATGGCTCGATTCCGTCAAAGCCGACCCGACTTGTGCGGTCGTGCGAAGCGGTATGAAGACGCTTGACAAACAGCTTGGCGGCGGATTCTTCCGCACTGGTTTGTATGTCATCGGTGCTCGACCTGGTATGGGGAAAACAACGGTCGCTGTCAACCTTGCCGAATGCGTAAGCAAAAGCAAGAAGGCGTTGTTCGTTTCGCTTGAGATGGACAAGACCGAAGTAACCGCAAAGCGCTTGGCTGTTATGAGCGGTATTAGCTACACAGCTTTAATGACCGGGCGATTGTCGGATGAAGATGAACGCATCCTGCCGATAGCTTTCCGAAAGGTACAATCCCACAACCTTGACATCATTGACGAAGGCGTTTCGTCTGTTGCAGACCTTTCTGCTTTGCTTACCGCTCGGCGCGGTTACGACATCGTCTTTGTTGACTATCTCGGCTTATTGAATCCTGCACCGGAAGACGCGCAGAAATCCCGTTACGATCAAGTCAGCAATATTTCAAAAGAATTGAAAGCGCTTGCCAAACGAACCAAGACGCCAATTGTCGCGCTTGCACAACTGAACCGCGAAACTGTCTCGCGTAAAGACAAGCGCCCAACAATGACCGACCTTAGAGACTCTGGCGCTATCGAGCAGGATGCTGACGGTGTAATTCTTCTGCACCGCGAAGGATACTATCAAGATGAAAAACCGGAGTATGAAGACATCGAACTGATTGTCGCTAAAAATCGGCACGGTTCCGGTGGGACGGTTTTGTTTCGATGGGTTGCATCAAGTGGGCGAATCTACGAACTTTCAGAAAGGAGCGCATATTATTGACCGTTCAAGAAATCTGCGAAGCGGCAAACAGAAACGAGGAACTGCCCGACCTTTTGCCGCTTCATGACCAGTTACTGTTCCTGTCGGTGCGGCAAATCTATAACGACTTCCGCTCCGGCAGAATCGAAAAGGAACAAGCCGCGAGAGAAAAGAACAGGCTTGTTTATCAACACAATTTGTGGATGCGTCAGAGCCGCGACCATGTCGAAGCCGCTCGGCGTTACCAAGCCGTCACAATCGCAACCGAAACCGCAAGGGCAGACTTTAGGAAACTTCTGCGCGACGGTGCTGATGATAGCAAGCTGAAAGCAGCCGCTATCCGGCTTATTGAAATCTGGGACGGAACAAGAAGCATCATTGAAGCATGAAAGGAGCAATTATGAACGAAAAACTAATCAGTATCCGCGAGGATACCTTGCAGACTGCAATCAGCATTGTCTGTACCGACCGTCAAAACGATTACGGCAACCCAGAGGACAACTTCCGCCGCATTGCGGATATCTGGTCATCCTACTTCGGGACTACATTCACGCCGAAGGATGTTGCCGCCGCGCTTATCCTGCTCAAGCTTGCTCGTGTCCGTTCCGGCCATGCGAAGCGTGACAACTGGATTGACATCGCAGGATACGCCGCTTGCGGCTCTGAAATCGAATGCATGGAGACTCAAAATGTTACCCGGTGAAATCCTGTGCGACAATCCTAATTGCCCATATTTCGATTGCCGCCGCTCTGTCACCGCAAACAAGCCGACTACAGAACGCGCCGTCAATCTGGGTGGCGTCTGCCCACGATATGCCATTTATGAACAGCGCAGAAAGGACGAAACCAGATGAACTATCAACGCGAGATGGTTGACCGACTCCGCATTTACGCCGTAAGGAAGAAGTCTCTAGACTTTACAGCACAGGAAATTCGCCGTATTGATTCCATGATGACTTCCATTCAATCCGCTACCAAAGACGGAACGCCCGTCAGCGGCGGCACGAATCAGCGTGAAGACCGTTTAATCAATTGCATCATGGAGAAGGTCGAACTTGAGAATCTTCGCAAGGACACCGAAGCGTGGATTAAGAATATGGATAAAGCGCTATCAACGCTTGAAATCGATGATTATCGCATCCTTGATGTTCTTTACATCCACCCGGTCAGCGGCGGCATTGACAAACTTTGTTCCTATTTTGGGACGGTTGACCCATCCACCATCTATCGCAGGAAGAACCGCATTATCCGCCAGTTGACTTATCTCTTCTACGGAGCGGTTGAGCGCTGAAAATGCAAAAAACGTGCAATTGACAAACGCATTCCAATGCGATAAAATGTAAACTGCAAAATGAGAGTCAGACGGGCAGCTGGCTCTCTTTTTGTCGTTCTCCTTCCTTTTTGGGGTGGCGGTTCAACTTCCTCGCCGTCATCCCTTTAAGGGGGATTTTTTTATACGGGGGGGAGTCTTGTGGCAAGTAACCCACGACAATCAAACGGCAACCTTCGCCGGAAGAACCGCGCCCGTATCAAAGCCCGTGGAGATGTCTGCTACCTATGTGGCAGACCCATCGACTACAACCGGAACGAAGTCAGCGACCCTTGGTCTTGGGTCATTGACGAAACAATTCCTGTCAGCAGATGGCGTGAATTTGGATACCCATCCCCACGCGCCGTGGCGGAAGATTTCAGCAATTTGAGAGCCGCCCACCGTATCTGCAACGCAAGAAAAAGTAACAAAACAATTGACGAATTGCGGCGTAAACCAACAAAGCGCTCCGGAAGACAATACGTTCCGCCGGACGGTGAATGGTAGTGGGGGAGTATCCCCTAAGGGGCAGAAGGCACG